TGGATATCCTCACGCATCTGCTTGAGTTGATCCTCTAGGTTCTTAATGTAGCCATCGGCTTCGAGTTTGCCTTTAGCCAGAACCTCAGGGTCTTTCCAGTTCTCTCCCTTAGTGGCGACGAGCTTAGCTAGATAGGACTCCTGTTGTTCAGCAGTCATCTGTGGTGCTTGGCCCTCTTGACTCTGCCCAGTTGGTTGCTGAGCTTGGTCGAACACGTTTGTCAAATTATCAGTCCTTTTGGTTAAGGTCTATTAAGTTAAGAAGATCGTCTAACGCTGCGTTATACTCGTTATGAGCGATCTGTTTGTATTCCCAACCGGGGGAATAATCCCGAACAGCTTCCTTACGGATACAGTGCTGCTCTAGAATTTCACGTAGGTCATCAAAGGCATTGCGGTACGACAAGACTTCTGCTTTGCGTCGTTCACGTTCTTCGGCTTTGACACCCTTAAGCCATACAGCTTGCATTACATACCCATCTGTTGAGCCATCATAAGCTCTTCTTGGTTAGCCATCTCTGCTTCTTGGACTGCTTGTTGTGTCTCAAGTTGTTCAGTAACCATGATGTTATCACCAAACAGACGAGGTTCACCAAGCTCCTCAGCCATGATACGTGCGAACTCTTTACCCGACAGGTGAGTAGACACGGTAGGATCAGCAAGCTTAAGCTGGTACAACTGCGAAAGGTTCTGGACACGACGAGCACGTTCAGCAAAGTGACGAGCACCAATTGCACTGATCTTGCCGCTACCAATAATGTCCTCTTTGCTAATCTCACGGAAGAACGTGTTGCCCGTGTTAGGGTCAACCATCGACAGAGAATTAGTAGTAGACATATTCCTACGACCACACTCAAGCATAGCGTTCAGGATAGGCTCAAGGAAGGTACGCTCGAAGTGGGCAGTCTTGTGCTCGAAGATACGCGAGGCAGAGTTCTGGAGGCTCTGGACCTCAAAGGCAGTCTTCTCACCGGGGGTACGGATACCCATGGCCTGACGGGGAGCACCAGCCATCTCCTCCATCTTGTTCTCAAGGAGTTGGATTTGGAGGTCAGCTTGGAGAGCCGTAGCGTCAGGCTGCAAGTACCCTACGTCACCTTCTTCACCAAGGTAAATACGAGCACCGGGAGCAAAGTCAAAGTCCTCTACGTCACCACGAATCTTAATCACAGGGTAGGCGATCTGGTCGAATACGTCTGCCTTAAGGTTCTCAAGGTGGTCGATACGATACTGCATCCCTACGAGGTTATCCAGCGGACCCATAGCGTAGAGGTTATCAGGACGAGGACGCCAGCCTGCCATAAAGATAGGAGCGTGACCAAGCCACGAGGGGTTCTCTTCATTGTCCAGAACGTAGGCACGGTCAACGACAGAAATAATACGGTCAGAGTGCAGCTTGTTCTCGTTGTAGTCGTAGATGTCACCGTAGAACGTGAGAACCTCTACGTAGTCTGATTCGTAGTACTGCTGGATTGACGTGAAGCCATCAGCAATGAAACCATCAGCCTTGTTGTAGGCAGAGTCACCCGAGCGAATAGCTGCACGGCTGTAGATCATCTTGTCGATAATAGCTTGCCAGTGACGCTTAGACGGGTCTTTGTCGATCATCCGTTTGACTTCCCCGAGGGTGAGGATGCTCTTGATGATCTTAGGGGTCTTGTAAAACTCAGAGGCAGTAGGGTTAAATACGATGTCGTAGGGAGACACACGGACCAAGCGTGGCCCTTCATACGACACAGAAATAGACCCATCTTTCTTCTCAGTGAAAGTATTTTCATAGGCAACCGTAGCGAAGCAATTGCCGTATTGAATCCAGTCGTAAAGAAGGTTGGAAGCAGTATTCACAAAGTCAGACTGACGAACCTTATTCTCCATGTAAGCTTGGATGGTTTCGATTTTGGTCTTCTTGTTGCTCTTGCTATCCGCAGGCTCAAACTTCATCCACTTCTGCTGAGGGAACAGTGTAGCAAAGTAGTTCGCATGGAGGTTATCCATGATCTGAGTAAGCTTAGGTGTGGTCGTAGAGTTTGACCAAGGAAGAACAGCATTAGCCGTAGTCTTAGTGTCCGTAGCGTAGAGGTAGTTACGGAGTTCTTTCTTTTCCTCTACCCACTTCTCACGCAGATTGCTCCACTCAACCCAACGATTAGCAATCTCTACGGCGAGAGTGTCGGGGTTAAGCAGGTGCTCAAGTTCAATGGTAGTTCCGGCCATTATGCACTGCCTCTAAAGCGATTACCTGCCCAAACGATGCTATTGCTACCGTTACGTTGGACGTTCTTTGATGGTTTCACAGCCATATCGACAGCAGAAGCTAGAGCATCCTTAACGTCGTCATGGCTAGGGTTACGGCTGGACAGTTCTTCTTCCAAGGTCTGAATGTGCCCACCACGGTAGTGCCAGATAGAAAGGTTGTCGTATCTAGGCTCTAGGATAGCTGCAATACGTTCTTCCTTGCTGCCCTTATTCGGTCGGTATTCTTCGATAGAGATCGACAGACCATGTTGTTTGATAAGCTCTTTAAGCTGCTTCACGATAGCCATCTGAGCCACAGTAACTTCTGCCCGCATCTTGCGGAACGACCACTTGTTACTTAGTTGTAGGATATGCTCAAAGTACTCAGAGATACGGTCGGTACGGAAACGGTCAATATCTAAGACGTAGACGTTATTCTCACTATCTACCCCAACGACAACCATTGCAGTGTAGTCAGCTTTCTTACTCAAGCTAAACGCAAAGTCTACTGCACAGTACACGTTCAGTCTATGCGTCTTGTAGTACCAGTAGCCGTTGCTAAGCTGTAGATGCTTTCTGTCGTAGTACTGAAACTTGTCTGAACCTACGGGTACGTTATCTGGGTCCGTAGGGTCGTTGTAATACTGTGCTCTGAACTGACCACGATCAAGATACTGCCCACGCTTCTTGGCTAGAATCTGCTGGTCAAACCCAAACCACTTACCATCTTTACGTTGTTGACGTGGCCACAGGAACTCACCCGTACCATCGCCATTAACCTCTACTGCACGTTCAAAGACTTCGTAGATATTCTCTTCACCAGACTTACTACCGTCTTTGTCGTACTGATCCTCAACCATCTGCATCAGGTCGTTATACAGATCAATAGGATGGTAACGTGTCCCTACGACCCACTCACGAGCCTCTGCACCTTCGATGGACGACAGAAGAGAATACTGGCTTCTTACTTTGTCACGACCTTCGTTAGTGTACGCATTTTCGTAGACAACCACATCGTCAAGTACTGCAATGTCGCAGTGCATACCAGTAAGGGAAGTAGTGAGGCCACCAGTGAAGATACTAGGGTCACGAACATTCTCCTTCTTACGTAGGGGGTGGTCTAACGCAATTTCACTTGCCGTCCAGCGAGAGCGTTTACCTTCTTCGGGATGAACGTGCTCAGGCCAATAACGACGATAAATCTCAGAGGTAAAGATACCCTTCATGAACCCTAGCTGCTTTTCTGCAAGGTTAGCAGTAGCAGAGATGTAGAGTACACGTAGCGTAGGGTTCTTCGTGAGTTCCCAAACTACTCGGTAAGCAACCATACGAGACTTCTGGTGGTCACGAGGAAACAACACAAGCTGGTGTGTCTTAGAATCCTGTCGTGTCCACCACTGTAGCAACTCAGAGTGACATTGACCAAGGACTTGCTCAGGAGCGACAAGCTTGATAAAGGTCTCTAAGTCAGCCTCAGCAGCTAGACGGATTGTGTCGTTGACTGATAAAGAACTCATGTGACAATAATACCACGGTTGATTTGGTTTGTCAAGGGGTACGTTTAGTCTTACAACACTACGCTTTCAACCAGCCGTAAATCTTCTCGGTTTCTTTCTTACGGTGATCCAAACCAATGTAACCACCATTCACACGCTTGCTGATTTGCTTGATCGTATCCTCGTTCACACCCTTGTCAGCGATAGCAAACAAGCCATTCTTCTCGAAAAACCACATGGCAGTCTCCATTGCGTAGTCAGTCTCGACCAGCGAAGGGTTCTCCATAACCTCAGGCACACGCATGTCAGAGGCAAAGGATCGGTAGTTATCCTTACCCGTCAACTGCAAGAAGCCACGTCCGATCCAGATGTGACCCTCCCCTTCTCCGTTACCCATACGACCAGAGTAAACCTTGTCAGCCAGAGCCTTGGGGTTACGAGCAAAAGGTGCAGCCTCAGCTACGCTCTTGAACCGCGAAGGCCAGACCTTGCACATAGTTTCAGCAGAGTAGTTCAGGTTTTCTTTGGTGAGCTTAAAGCCTCCGCTCTCATGGCTAGCTTGACCCAACAGGTGAGCACCACGTTCAGGAGAGAGGCTGTAGTGCTTAGCAATAGCCCGTGCCGTGTTTGGGCCAAAGGAACCATCAGCAGTAATGCCGCACTTCTCTTGCAGCTTCTTCATTGCATCGCTCATTTGGCAATTCCTTTTTGCTTTTCGTATGTCCGAAGACCACCGAGACCCAGCATCCCCATCATTACCGTCATCAACGAAGCCATGTCGAACTCAGGCAACGGCGGAAGTTCTACCCCAGCAGCTACAACGACAAAAACAATTACAGG